TTCTTCTGAGATTCAACAATTAGAAAAGAACTACTATAGCTACCAAGCTGGTTATTTGAAGCATCTTTACAGAATGGTTGGTTACAACGAAAACTTTGAGAGTTGGGTTACCGATGGTACCACTTATGATACTTATTACATTAAATTTAACAACTATGATAGATCTCTTTACAAATGGGGAGATTATATCTATGAAGATTCAATGGTTATCATTGCTGCTCCTCAAGCTTTGAGTGGTGCAATTGAAACTTTGTTAGCAGTTGCTTTAGGTACTCCAGTTGATCAAAGTCCTTGTCCAATTGTTTCAACCACTAGTACTACAACTACTGTTTGGCCTTCTACCTCAACAACAACTACTTTGATTCCATAAGAAGAAAGGTAATTAATATCATATAACCTATGCCAGAGGGTGAGAGGAAACTCAAATTCCTCTGGCATTATTATTTTAAAAAATATGGCAGATCTCAAATTAGAAATATTAGTAGTTCCTACCTATAACACTTTAACATTAGGTATTGCTGATGCATCTACCTATCCAGTTAGTCCTGCTGTAACATCTCCTACAATTGAAATAACTGTTCCAGGTTTTGGAATGGTGTCTCTTCCTTTTAATATTAACGATTTTAACATTTTTAATTCTGCATCTCTAGGACTTACAGCAGTGGGTGATCCATTATTGCCTTTACCAGATGGTGTGTATTATTTAAGATATTCTGTTACTCCTGCATATATAAACTATGTAGAGAGAACAATTATTCGTGTTGAACAACTTCAAGAGAAGTTTGATAATGCCTTTATGAAATTGGATATGATGGAATGTGATCTTGCTATTAGAAGACAACAAAAAGTTAATCTTAATAGTATTTATTATTTCATACAAGGATCTATTGCTGCTGCAAACACTTGTGCAGTGGATACATCAAACAAGTTGTATGCTCAAGCAAACAATATGTTAAATAATTTCATAAAGAATAATTGCTATTGCACAGGTAATAACTACGTAAATAATAATTTATATTAATATGGCAAACTGTACAGCATGTGGAGTTAAAGTTGGCTGTGGATGTCAACTAGTAAATGGAATGTGTTCAGCATGTAATTATGCATCTAAACAAATAAAAAGATTTAAAAATGCTATCACCAAGGCTTACAAACTGCATAGAATGCTCTAGTATACCTGCACTTCTTGCAGATATTGATTGTAAATTAGCAATTCTTGCTAATGATGCATATAACAATATTGTATTTATATTAAATAGACCTATCCCAGATGTAGTAATTGGTGACTTGCTGAACTACAAAAGGATATTAACATACAAATATTGTAATCCAGATTACGCTTATCATTATTCAATAAAGATGATAGCAAGTAAAGTAAAACTTTTAATTAATAAATAAACTATAAAAATGGCTTGTTCCAACTGTTATAACGGATGTACTGAGATTGTCTCAGATAAATGTGTAAGATACACAGGATTAGATGTTCCTGTTCTAGGAATTCAAACTGGTGACTCTCTATCGTATGTTGAACAAGCATTGATAGAATTTCTCACCTCTACATTAGATGGAACAGGTATTCTCATCACTCTACCCCCAGAAACTTATTGTACACTAGTTACTAGCTATCTACCAACTTGTGGTGATATCACTGCTGTTAACTTGTTTGAGGCTTTAGTTAAGTCTGCTTGTGATCTTCAAACACAAATTGATGCAGTTGTTGCTGATCTTGTTATTTTAAATGCTGATTATACAGTTGGTTGTCTTACAGGTGTAACTGCTTCTTCTGGTACACATGATATCCTTCAAGCTGTAATTACAAAGCTTTGTCAAATAGATGTTAGTCTTACAGCTCTTGCTTTAGATGTTGACACAAATTACGTAAAGCTTTCAGATCTTGATGCATTAATTCAAGCCTATATTAATAGTGTTCCTGCAAGTACACAGTATTATACAAGGATGATTCCGTTTACAGTTGTGGAATATTACGGAAGTCTTTCTTATTTTAACGCTACAGGTGTTGGTAATCCATTACTTGGTTTTGAAGATATCTATCTATGTAATGGTTTAAATGGGACTCCTGATAAAAGAGGACGTGTTCCTGTAGGTGCTATACAATTAGTTCCTGGAGGTACACCAGATTCTGCTGTTAATCCTGCATCCGATCCATTATTTAATTATGATTACGCTGTAGGAGATACATATGGTGCAAACTCTATTACATTAAGTGGTACACAAATTCCTGCACATACACATCTAGCAGTTAGTGTAAGTACTGTAACAGATCCTGGTCACCATCATGTTGTAGGAAATAGTCCTGAAGGTTGGAGTAGTTCTGGTGAGATAGGTATTGTTAATAGGTCTCCATATAATGTTCAAACTAGTACATCCCTTACAGGAATAACAGTAGGTACAACAACAAATAATAGTTCTTATGGTGGTGGACTTGCACACAGCAATGCTCAACCTGCTCTTGCTTGTTATTATATTATGTATATTCCAGCTCCCTAACATTCTAAATTAACTATCCCTATGTCTTGTTTACCAGGAATGCCTTGCTATGGTCCAGAGGTTTATGCATTTTATCCAAAAGGATGTTGTAATGAATCTTTAACTTGTCCAGTGAATTCTGATATTGTTATATACTCAGGACCAAACTTACCAAATACAGGAATAAATACTAATGACTCTCTCACTGTAGCATTACAGAAAATAGATGTAGCTCTTAGTAGTGATGCTATAATAAATACATTCTTAACAGGTATTGCTACTAATCCAAGTTTACAAGTTGCTTTTTGTGCATTAGTAGACCAGTGTACATACACTCCTACTACAACCACTACTACAACCAGTTGATAAACCAAATAAATAATATATGACAGTTTTAATAACACTAACCACTGCTGGAGCAGATACAGGTAATTTTAATCTATATTCAAATTTAGATGGATATACAGCAGCATTTGAAACAGGAGTAGACAAAACTGCTCTTGAGGCTGGATACATCTCATATGTAGTTCCAGATGGTACTACAATTGTAAGAGTTAAGTCTGATGCACTTTGTCAAAATTATATAGATATATCATTAGTAGAACCTACTACAACCACAACTACTACTACTACAGCACCACCTTATGATGCAACAATGACATTCACTACACAACATGTTGGTGGTGATTATGAAACATACATGACTGTAACTTATGGAGCTCTACTTGATAGTTTAACTGCCAGTGGTACTGTTCAAGGATACACTGATACAGGATGTTCAGTAACATCAGATACAGGTACCTTTGCTGCACTCACTGTAAATCCAGGACCTACTTATTATGCATTTACAAGTCTTAGTGGCAATCCACACAATGATTGGCAAAGTAGAAAACTTACCTCTTTAACAGTGGAAAGTATCTCTATTATTAGTAATCCACAAGATATAGTAGTAGGTGGTCACACATATAGAATAATAGGACTTGATATTTGTGAGACTCTATAAATAATAAAAAACTCTGTTTTATTGGTTTTACAGGGTTTATCTCCTGGAGTTTTCACTCTGGGAGTTTTTGTTTCTAATCAACTTGATTAAACTATATAACTAAATAAGTTAAATTAATTTGGTAAATATAAAAATAAATACGTATCTTTGGGCTAATTTAACTAAATTAAACCAAATATGTCAGAAAATCAACAGCTGTTACAACAACTTGAAAGACTTTTAGGTTGGAAAAAGAGTAAGAAGTTCTATGCTGAAAAGCTTGGAGTTACAGAAAACGAGGTTGATGAACTATTAAATGAGTTAAGGAATAGGGAGACTATACAAGATGATGCTGAAGCTGGAGTTTATATCAGTGAGTTAGAAGAACAAGTGTTGAAGTTTGAAGAAGATCTTGTAAAGGGAACTGGAGAGATTATCATCAATTCTAAGAATGAAATTAAGAGTCTTGAGGAATTGATTGAAAAATGCAACATTGATACATCTAAGTGGGAAATAACTAAATATGTCCAGAACTATTGGGGAAATGGTACAACACCTCATTGGCAAGTTAAAGCTTGGTTAGGTAAGAAACAAGCAGAAGAAGTATTTCAAGATTCATTTGTAGAGTTTTTATCTACATATGAACCAGCTTCTCCAGAAATGGTTGTGGTAAAATATACTCCAGAGAAACGAGATGGTTGTATTATTATCAACAAACAGGATAGCCATTTAAACAAATATGATATAGATGGAAATAATGATATCATAGATCGATTTGCAAGTATTATGTATAAGGTGGAAGTTATATTAGCACAGGCTAATATGTCTAATAACCTTTCTGAAATTAAATATATAATTGGTTCTGATGAGTTTAATAGTGAGTGGACAAATATGACCACCAAAGGAACTCCTCAACAGAACATACATTCATATCAGGATTCATTTAAACTAATATGTGAACATGAGGTGTTAATGGCATCACTATTGTTACAGTATTCTAATAATGTAGAAATTGTATATATAGCTGGAAATCATGATGAGTATGTAGGATGGCATTTAGTTAGTTGGTTACAGACATATTTTAGAAATGAACCTAGAGTTACATTTGATGGTTCTCCTAAATATAGAAAATACATAAGCTATGGTGAATCAGCATTAATGTTTAATCATGGAGATGCAATTAAACCAGCTAAGCTTGCAGCATTATTCCCAATGGAATATAAAGAATCATGGAGTGATCATTCCAACTTCTACATATTCACTGGAGATAAACATCATGAAGTGAGTCATGATTTTAATGGAATTAAATTTTATCAAATCCCTGCATTTTCTAATGCTAAGAGTCTTTGGGATGATAAGAATGGACATACGTGTTCTAAAGCAGAAGTTACAGCATTCCTGATAGATGAATTTGATGGAATGACAAATATATTCAAACAATATTTATAATGGCAACATTAAGAAAAGTAGTTTCAGATGTGCGTGCAATGCACAAATTGTTATCAACAGATAACCTCATCACTGATAGAGCAGTGGCATCTGAGATTAGAAATAACACTTTACTATTAGTTAAGAGAGAAACAAATCTCAGGAAGCTTTGGGCTACTGATACAGTGTTTACTACCATTCCTTGTTTAGAGATGGTAGAGGTTCCTATTTCTGAATGTTGTGAATATGTAGATCCCTGCTCAATTGGAAGAAGTAGATTTAAACTTCCACGTATAGCTGAGGGAAATTATCAATATCTTATACAAGGGGTTTATTCAATAAATGCCTTAAGTGGTGTAGGTAAGAAATTAAAAGAAATTACAATCAATAGATATGTAAATCTAATAAAGCTTCCTATTATAAAGAATGAGGAATACTATTGGATTCAGAATGGTTATCTATATATTAACAATCCTTTACTAAAAGCAATAAGAATTGCTGCTTTATTTGAAGAAGATGTTCCTAATGATATAATGTATCCTGAATGTGGATGTGGTGGATATGAGCCTAGTGTTGAAGATATTTGTATGAACCCTCTAGATAAAGAATATGCTCTACCTGGATATTTACAAAACCAAGTGTTAGCTCTTACATCCCAAAAGCTTCTCTCCACTTACTTCAGAATTAATGATGATAAAACATCTGATGGTAAAGATGATCAAGTGAATAAACAATAATGAGAGTAAAAATTGACTGGAGAAGTTCCAGTAAAGAAAACTACAATAATTTCTGCAAAAAACATACATCAATTAAAATTACATTTGATGAATGGAAGAATATTATTTATTCTTTTAATGAGTCTTTTAAAAATTATATATTAGAAACTGGGGAGAGAGCAAGACTCCCTTTTGGTTTTGGAGAATTCTCAATTAATAAGAAGAGAAGAAAAAAGATGAAGGTGAATAATGGAAAAGAGTTCATCAATCTTCCTATTGATTGGCAAAAAACTAGAGCAAAAGGTAAGGTGATATATAACTTCAACTATCACACTGAGGGTTATTTCTTTGGATGGATGTGGTTTAAAGAACGTGCAAGAATAAAACATTTAGAGTTTTGGTATTTTAAACCCTCTCGTACCACTTCAAGACTTTTAGCACATTACATCAACACTGATGAAAAATATCAACATATTTATTCTGAATGGAAAAAATAATACATAGATGTCCTACTACTACAAATACAATTTTACAACCCCTGAAATAGTTTATTCAACCGTAAAGGAAGAATTAAAAAGTTATTTTGACACTGGAGCAATAGATGATCTAATGTTTCCCACTTATGCAGACAAATGTCTCAGGAAGTTGGGCAGAAGTTCGTATGTTATATCTGAACAGATTCTTTATATAGAAGGATTTGAAGCTAGACTTCCAGATAACTTCTTTGCTATGAGAGAAGCATGGATGTGTGCAGAGATTCCACAACTTCCATATCAATCAGCAAATTCATTTTATTCTCAAGCAGCATCTAGAACAACAATACAAGTTTCTCCTGTTATATCTGGAGGACAGCCATGTACCAATCTTGAATGTACAACAGGATGTCCTGAATGTATGCCTGATCTTATACAAGCTGTATATAAGACAAATAGTCAAATAACAAGATCTTTTACACAATCATATCTACTTAAACCAGGAAATATCTCTGCTAGAAGAAATTGTTCTTTGGATTATAACAATAATCCACAAGCTTATGGATATAATGGTGTTGCTAATCATTCATCATCTCCAGGATCTTCTGCTGCTGATTCATTTGATATTAGGGATAACAAGTTTGTTACCAATTTTCAAAATGGTGTAGTTCAAATTATATTCTATGCTAATGAATATGATGGAGCAGGTAATCAGATGATTCCAGATAATTATCGTATAAGAGAATACATAGAAGCATTTATTAAATATAAAATGTTTGAGACTTTATCTAATCAGGTAAATGATGAAACATTTCAACAGATTCAACAGAAGCTAGTTTATTACAAACAACTTTCAGAAGAAGCCTTTATTATGGCAGACATTGAGATTAAGAAGCAAGATGTGTATGCTAAACAAAGAAGAGTTACACAGGATTTGAATAGATTGAACATGTACGAATTACCAAACAGAACTAATAGATATGGCTGGAGAAGATAATCAAGCTGGCAATGTTATACCAGAATATAATAATGCTACTACAGGTTTAAATTTAGATCAAACTGTTAATCAGATTCCTAAAGGTAAACTCACGTATGCATTAAATGCTGCTGTTGAAAACTTTGACTCAAATTCTGTGAACTATCAGAATGAGCCAGGGAATGAATTTTGCCTACACTTTCCTACAAATTATCATTTAATAGGTGAGCATTTTATTGTTGAACAAAATAAACATATATTCTTTTTAGTAAATCCTGAAACAGGAGGATCTCAAATTGGATATATGGATAATAATGATTGTATCTACCATATATATATAGATGCTCCTTGTTTAGCATTTAATATAGATTATCCTATACATAAAACTGTACATAAAATTACTAATTGTACAACAGAAATCTACTGGACTGATGGACTTAATCCTAGAAGATATTTAGATCTTAATAATATTCCATATATAATAGCTCCAGGAGCCACTCTTTGCAATCCATCTTATTTAAATGAGATTGATTGTAACCAACTTAATGTTCAGCCCAACTTTAGTATTCCTGAATTAGCTGTTACAGATATTGCTACAGGAGGAGATCTTACAGCTGGAACCTATCAGTTTGCTATACAATATTGTGATGCTGCTGGTAATCCTTACACCTCTTATTATTCTGTTACTAATCCAACCCCTATTGCCAATATTCAATTGACCACACTTGATTTTAATTATCAAGTGGGTAGATCTATTGTATTGAGTGTCAGTAACTTAGATGTAACAGGACAATTTCAATATTTTAATTTAGCAGTTATTAAAACTGTTAATGCTATTTCTTCTGTAGAATTAGCAGGTACATATTTTATTGATCAAGCTGCTAGAAACATTACATACACTGGTCAGAATGTAACACAAATAAGACTAACTATTAATGACATATTTGAAAAATATCCATATTATGAAATTGCTCAAGATCTTACAGCTGTTCAAGATATACTTGTATGGGATCAACTTACCTCTATAAGTAGAATCAACTATCAAAGTATTGCAAGTCAAATCTCTCTTCAATGGGAAACTTATAAAATTCCAGCAACAGAAAACTATTCTGATGCTCTTAATGCTACAAATTTAAGAGGTTATCTTCGTGATGAGGTGTATGCATTTGAGATTGTGTTTATTTTACAGAATGGTAAACAAACTGATGGATTTCATATTCCAGGAAGAGCAATAAATGCTAATGATTATCAACCAGTTGTTCCTACAACTAATCCAGATTTTATAGGTGAACCAACTTATTATCAAGGTGGTATTGGATATAGTCCATATTGGAAAATATATAATACAGCATTTGTAACTGGAACTGCTTTAGGAGATCCAATTGGAAATGCCACACCATATCAATATGGTGAATTTGCTTATTGGGAATCAACAGAACTTTATCCATGTAATCTTGATGTATGGGGGACTCTTGCTGACACTCCTATTAGACATCATAAATTTCCTGATGTTCTTGTTAGTCCTATATTTGAAACTCCTCAATTAGTTTATAGTGGATCTCAACTTACACCAGTGATGCAAACTGGTGATGCTGTCTATCCTATTGGTGTTAGAGTGGATGTGAATCAAATAACTCAATTAATCAACTCATCAAATTTAACAGCAAGTCAGAAGTCAGAAATTGCTGCGTTCAAGATTGTAAGAGGGGATAGAAGTACAAATAAATCTATTGTTGCTAAGGGTATATTAAGAAATGTTGGTGAATATAAAAGAGAGAAAACTAATTTCTACTATCCTAACTATCCATATAATGATCTTAAAAAAGATCCATTCCTTCTTACAGACAATAATGCATATGATGCACAGTGTGAAACTTATACAATAACTCCTAATATTGATAACACTTTACTTTATACAGACTGTGATACAAATCAACCTGCGACACATGCATATCTTGCTTCAGCTGGTACATTTGAATGGTGTTCTTTAGGAAGACCAAGCTTTGAAACTTCTGATCCATCAGGATCTATATCTCTATCTAATTATAGTACATATCGTCTTACTTCTGGCAATACTATAGGTAACAGATATTCTTGGGTAAGTCCTGTAGATGGATTACATATTCAATGGGTAGATGCTTGTTTTCTTTGTGATAATAGCATAGTTGTACAATCAATAAGTGTTCCTATAAATTTGTCAGATAATTCTGGATCTAGTGTTATTTTTCTTTTTAAAACTACAGGAACTCTTATTTGTAATACAGATGGTGGAAATTTGAGTGGATTTAATGATGGTTCTAAATATAGAATGGTGTTTAATTCACCAGAGACTTCTTTTGGACAACCATTCTTAGGTGGTGTTCTTAAATTAGAAAGTGCTATTTTTGGTGCAGGACATGCACATTTTGTGCAAGTTCAAAAGAATGCATTCTATAAATTAATTACCAAAGAGGCTCAAAGTGATGCCTTGGATTCTAGTGCTGCATTAGCAAATATTACTGATCCATTTAATGCAGGAGCAATGTTCACTGCATACCAAGCCTACCTCACTATATATGTAAATGGAATAACAAGAAGAAACTATGCTTATTCTTTTAACTCAATAGCTAGTTATGACTATGCTGCTGATGTAGCAAATAGTGGTTTTAAACAAAGAGAACTTGATCTTTGTCAATATCTTATTCCAGGTGTACAAAATGTAGGAGACACTTATAATATCAATAACTTTGAAAGGGAATCTTCTGTTTATTTAAAAACAGCTTTTGAAAGATTTACAACTCCATACACTGCTCTTCCTTTTCCTAGTGATACTCAATCACTTGCTCCAGGGGGAACTAGTATTATTTCTGATGATTCAAGATTTACTATTTCTGAAAAAGCCAGTTGCTTAACTCCTGAACAAGAACAAAACATAAAAGTTGTTTCGTATTATGGATCCTTAAAGAACACATTTGTTAACCAATGGGGACAGATGTATTCTTATAATACAATTGATACAGGATTTCAAAGAGATTTGAATTCAACCACTACCTCTTCTATTACTGTAGTATTTGGTGGTGATACTTTTATTAGTAGGTTTGCATTTAAAACCAAACTACCTTTCTTTATAGACAATAGAGTTGGTGCTCCTGATGATTCAGATATATTTTATGATGAGATAGGTAATGTTGCCTATCCAAAATATTGGCATTCATCTAGATCTATATTAAGTGATTATTCTACAACAGCAACCAATCCATCACCAACACTTCTTGAATTTAAAAATATTATTTCAATAAAAGCACACAACTTTGATTGTCCTAATAGTCAAACTATTCCTGCTACTAATAATCCTAATAGAACATTCTATAATGGAAAGTTTTATTTATTTGCATATGGTATTCCGTCATTTTATTGCGAGTCTTCTATTAACGTAGATCTTAGACAAGCATTTAATAATAAAGAAGGAGACTTTTTTCCACATGTAAGCACAGGTATTCCAGATAACTGGTTTCAACAAAGTGTTGTACCTATTGCTTTTGATAATACATATTTTTATAATGTAACATTTTCTAAGCAGAATAAAGAAGATTATTTCTCTCATCTTCCTCCAGACTGGAAAGCACAATTCTGTTTTACAACCTATCCATTTAGAGCAATTTATTCTGATACACAAGTTATAAATGCTGATAACAGAGTTAATAACTGGTTAACATATAGAGCTACCTCAATGTTTGATTTTCCACAGAATTATGGTGGACTTACATCATTAGATGGTATTCAAAATAAAGCTGTTCTAGCTAGATTTGATAACAAGAGTCTTTTGTATAACACAATGCTCACTATTCAAACTAGTAATCCTCAAGCTGCCTATCTTGGTAATGATAGTTTATTTAGATCAGCTCCTCCAATTGATTTTGCTGAAACTGATCTTGGATATGTAGGAAGTCAGAACAAAATGTTATTAAAGATTCCTCAAGGACAAATAACAATAGATGCCAAAAGAGGACAAGTATTTCTAATATCAGGCAATCAAGCAAAAGATCTTTCTGCATTTGGATCTGGACTTAATAGGTTCTTCACAGATCATTTAGCATTTGAGATTCTTAGATATTTCCCTGATAGAGAAGAGATTATAAACAATGAGAGAATAGTTATCAAAGGAGTAGATACAGATAACCATTTCAATGGTTGTGGTTTACATGGAGTGTATGATTCCAAATATGATAGAGTTATAATATCAAAACTTGATTATATTCCATTAAATGATAAAATTAAATACAACAGTGCCACTAGAGACTTCTACGTTATTGAGAATCCTACAACAGCACCACTTATAAGAATTGTAAACCTTACTGATTCTGAATACTTCTGTAATAAATCTTGGACACTTTCGTTCAATATGAATACACAAAGTTGGATTTCTTTTCATAGTTATATTCCTAATTTCTATATAGCTGAGAATAATTTCTTCTATTCTGGACTTAATGAAGGATGTGATCTTGAAGCACTTGCAATTAATGAAGTACCTATTACTAGTACTACCACAACCACTCGTACACCATTTCCTCCAGAACCTACTACTACAACTACTAGTACAACACGTAGTTGTAATCTAGCAGGAACTGTGACAGAGATAGATTGTAATTTATCTGGAGAAGCTGTTAGACAACCTGAGTGTAATTTAGCAGGAACAGCATTAGAAATTACAACAACTACTACAACAACTATAGCACCATAATAAAATAAAATGGCAAAAACAATAATAGTAAAACTAACAAAAGCTGGAAACAGAACTGGTCCTTTCACTATATCTGATAATCTAGGAAACGTACTTGGGACTGATATCCCTAGAAGTGTTGTTATATCTGGAATCAGTTATAGTGTAGATGATCTTGTTAGTGTAATTATTATCCAGTCTACAGGTAAGTGTAAGGTAACAAAGATGCTTCCTATAACAAGTCTTGATATAATAGAAATAGCAGCTATACAGTTTCAAGAAACTAACACTGCTTCTCTATGGAGACATTTAACCAACACATTAATATATAATACATATTATGGTAATATAGAACCATACATAATTGAATATCCATTTAGCTATCAATACCACGATGAGATTTTACAGAATGTAAAAGATTACACAAAGGCTTACAAATATCTTCCTGAAGATGATGGTGTGTTCAATGATAATCAAAAAGTAGAAACAGATAACTATTGGTTTAACAAAGCTGTGGTTTATAATGGTCAACAAAGTTCTGGTATATTAGAACTAGTTCCAAAACCACCTAATAACTTAAGAGAGTATTTAAAATATCCAATATATAACACTGATAGTA